ACTAACACACCAGCTGAGATTGTGTATGTTGGCACACTTGCAATAATGGTCCCAGCCTGAGCATCAACCAGCTTGTCACCATTGGGTTTCTGAAGTGTGTAAGTGAAAGAGGTTGGAGCCACCAGTGAGCCCTCAAAATAAATTGGGAGATCAACAGTCTGACTCTTTCCTCTCTCCAGCAGCTGGACCAGCTTTATCTGTGGGGCATATAGCGTATCACTTAAGGCCATCAATGATCTCCTGATAAATAGCAGTCACACCCTGATCAAGGATGGCCTTCTGTGCTGCCTTCATTCTTTCCAATTTGCTGCTCTGCATTTCAAATTGTGCTTTGGCCACAGGCTCATGAAGTCTGCTGGCCCATCGTGTGGGGACCTTTTCAAAGTCTCGAATCATCAAATCAATAAAAACATCATGCGGGGCTGGAGCCAGTCCCTTGGTTATGAGCTCTAATCTCCAGAACAAAAAGCCCTGATGGTCAAAGTCTCGGATAACTCTGCCAGCTATGGTTTGAATTTTGGACCATTTTGGAGCATAAAATGTGCCCCCATCCTGTGCTGGATATGTTCTCATGTAATCGTGCTGATTGAAATCCAGAACCGTGAACCCTTCCTGTTGGAGTTGGCCAATCCTTGAGCCTGCATCTCCAACATCTCCTCTGATCTGTCTGACACCATTGATCCCAGCTCTGATTGACTCAGTGGCGAATCGTGGGATAAATGTGCTTATGGTCTTGGTTTTCCCTTTGCCCTTGTGTGGGATCTCAACCTCTAAAAACTCCAGATGAGCAGGATGAGCCACATAATAAAAAATACTATTGGACTTGAGTGGGATTCTGCGTGTGTTGTTGCTGTTTGACTTTGCCCAGGGTTGGGCTAGTGTTGAAAAATCCATAATAAGCCTCCAATGGATAAGGTGAGCCCAGAGGAGTCGGGGAGGCCTTCCAGCCTCCTCCAGACCCACCAGAAGAAAACAAAGAGGGGGATATGGCCTCCCCCCTAGGGATCAGATGTTAGACTCGATGCGAACACCACGATCATTCTCGATGATTGATAGACCGAGATAAGCATGGCCAATCACCTGAGTGACTGCCTTGGTTGCATCTCGCTCCATCTCGACAACAACCTCACCCATGCTCATGGTCTCATTGCCACGGATAGCAGGAGCACCATTGGCATAACCAAGAGCACCTGGTCCCCACATTGCAGCCTTGAAATTCACAGCGTCATCAGTGATGAATGAAGAGGTGTAGATGTCAACACCCAAGAACTGACCCTTGTATCCTTTGCCCTTGGCTCCCATTATGTCAGCTCCGAGAGCTGGCTGGAATACCAAAGCCCCACCAGTCAGAGCATTGATTGAGTCCTGGAGTTCATTAAACTGCTTAGGATGTAGCAGAGCAACAAAAGGACCATCAACACCACGATCTGTGGCTGCTCGCTGGAGTTGCTGATAAGCATTGATGAAATCATCAACTGCCAAAGTAGAACCACCAGCGATGGCATTGGAGAAGCTGGACAAAGTGGCAGCAGTCATATCAGCGAAAGTCGCCTCATAGGATGCAGCCATAGCCTGAGCCAAGCGGAATGGGTCAACCTCATTGGCTCCTGGGAGGCCAGTCATAGCAGCCATATCAGAGATTGTGTAATTGAGAGCCAATCGCTTAACAGCCACATCAGAGCTGGCATCTGCCAGAGTTGCTGAGCTGATAGCATCGGCCTCAGTTCCATCAGAGAACTGGCTGAAAAGGTTACGACCATAACCAATCTGGCGGACTCGGATGGTGTCAGAGCCAAGACCATTGATAGATCCAACATAGTCAATGTAGGGGCTGTTTCGTAGGTTGACAGTATCGTTCAAAAGTAGTCTGACCTCTTGGCTGATCATCTCAGCAAGGCGCATGTCAGTTTGCAAGCCGAAAGCGGTAATTGTAGACATTAGAGTCTCCTAAAAATATGAGTTCAGTGGATTGGTTTTCTGTGCTCTGGCCTCTCTGCTGTTACGGGCGCGACCCTACCAAATAGCACTGATTATGTAAGGACATGGTATCCTGTTAACAGCATATAGGTCAAGGAGTTTACAGATGGCATATCATACAGGGTCAAAGAAAAAGCCAAAGCCAAAAAAGCCCAAGCCAAGGAAATAATCATGGCACAGAAAGTCCCCCCAAAATATACCAGCGGCCTGAGTGAAAGCACAGCAGCAAAGCGCAAAGCTGAGATCAGAAAGAGAACAGCTGGAAAACAGAAAGACAGATTTGAGCCCTTACCTGGTGACAGCAAAAAAACCACCAGGAGAGGCTCAGGCACAATCAAGGCCACGCGATCAGGATTGAGGTCTGACATCTTGGATCAAGCCACCAAAGAATCAGGACCAGTCAAGGACCGATTTATCAAGGCCACAGCCAAGGTGACCAACATCTCAAGCTCAATCATACGAAAGGTTTATGAGCGAGGTCAGGCTGCCTGGGCTGTAGGTCATCGGCCTGGTGCTACTCAAGATCAATGGGCTCGTGCTCGTGTCTATTCCTTCATCACTGGTGGAAAGACCACAAATGCAGGAATGCCAGATCATGAGCTGTGGCTACAGGCAAAAAACAAATAACAAAACCCCCAGATCATTGACCTGAGGGTTGAGTTGTTCACAAGTTATTAACAGCCTGTGAGTAACCTGGCACAGTGCCAAGTTACTGACAGGTTATTAACATTAGAGGCTCACAGCAATGTCAAGAGTCACACCAGTGGCTGATTTGACTTTAACATTGTTGCTGTCCTGATACTGAACCTCAAGCTGTACCAAGTTACCGCTTGAATCCATAGCAGAGACATGAACCAACTGCTTTCCAAGACCGTGGTTAAGCGTGGCAAATGTGTTAGCAGTCAAGCTCTGGCTGGCGAACTCTTTGCGGATGCTAGAGAGCAACACAGAAGCCTCACCAACTGAAGCGTTGTATGCCAACAGGTTGGTATCTCCACCAGGGGAAGCAGCAGAGATCTGAGATCGGACTGAGCTTGATGACAGGCTGATCTCACCTGCTGACTTGCTGAGGAGACCACCTGCCACACTGATCTGATTTTGTACAGTGGTAGCAGTGAGATCAAACTCACCAGTCTCTGAGTCATAGCTAAGAAGGCCAAGAGCATCAACAGAAAGAGCACCACGAACATCATCATTGGTAACACTGAAGACACCATTGGTCCCATCATAGGACAATAGACCAGAAGCAGAGAACTCACCACGGACAGCACCAACAGACAAGCTGATCTCACCTGCTGACTTGCTCAGAAGTCCACCAGCAACAGAGATTTGATTTTGTACTGTGGTAGCAGTCAAATCAAACTCTCCAGTAGCTGAGTCGTAGCTTAGCAGACCCAAGGCATCAACAGACAGAGCTCCACGGACATCATCATTGGTGATTGAGAAAACTCCATTTGTGCCATCATAAGACAGCAGACCAGAGGCTGAAAACTCACCACGAACAGCACCAACAGAGAGGCTGATCTCACCGCCTGATTTGCTCAACAGGTCACCTGAGACAGTGATCTGATTTTGCACTGTGGCAGCGGTCAAGTTGTAGACCCCATTAGTGGCATCATAGGAAAGCAGACCACCAGCATCAGCTGAGAAAAATCCACGGATACCAGATGCCTGAGCAGAGATTTGACCAGTGCTGGAGTTATAGCTGATACCAGTACCAGCAGACAAGAAGCCACGAACCTCAGAGGCTTGAACATCTGAGCCCTGGATGGCTGTAAAGTCAGCAGCAGTCCCAGCAGATCCACCATTGTGGATGAATGACTCGGGGCGAGTGCTTCCAGTATTGGTCAGGATGATGACATCACCCTCCTGCTTCTCATTACCATTGCTATAGTTAGCAGAGATCCAGTTATTGAGTGAGGTTTGAGTGGTATCAACAGAGACATCAGTGATGGTCAGAGGCTTGAGTTTGAGCTGCTGCTCTCCATCCACAGTGACCAGCTCTGCATAATTGCTTGAGTCTGCGTGGATAGCTGCGACCAGGTTTGACTCAGCCCAGGACTTGGTGATCAAGTGATTGGCTGATGAGATGGTTCCTTCCATCTCAATGATTCCGTCAAAGTTGACACTAGGGTTGAAAAACCGCATGAGTTACTCCAAATTTTGGGGGGTTAAATTCATCTTCAATTTATCGGACCATAATAGTTCCAGTGGTTGAATTTTGGAACCTGACCACCACCTGGGTGGCTGTATAGGTCACATCAGCCCAGCACATTTTCCCATCACTGCTGACCACATAGATCAAAGGCTTGTGGCCCAGCCCGTGTGTGATGGTGACCTCTGTGCTGTTGCTGAATGGATGAGTTTGAACTGAAGATCCCCCAAATGCGAACCTGGCCATTTACTCCTCCTCAATAATGATGGACACAGCTGCTGAGCCTGATTGACCTGCCACGAATAT